CAGAGCTGGAGTCGCAGGGGCTAGAGCCCACCCTCTACCGGGTGAAGCTCCAGCTCGTGGATGGTGACTGGCTGACGGTCAGCCGCCACAAGTCCGAGCCCATCAGGGCCTCATGGGTGGCTGAGTGGCAGGACAGACAGCGGCGGAATCAGGTCTTCACCGAGCGGCTCTCGCGAGCCAAGCGGATGGGGGGCTAGCTGACCAGGACGGGTCGCTGCCTGGCTCTTACCTGCACCAGTACGGTGGCAATGGCTGAGACCGGGCAGTATCCTATCCCCGTCAATGGAATGCGCGGCTCCTCCAGTCGCTTAAGTGCCGTCACCCTCCACCTGGCCCCCTCGATGGGCCCATCCTCCACCATGTCATAGCCGTGCTCATCCAGCTCACTAAGCAGGCCCACCATACTGGCGATGCGCCCGTGCGGCATGAGCGGGTGCTCCTTGGTTCCTACCATCGGCCAGGTTGCGCCGTGCTCCTGCACCAGAGCGGCCCAGAGCCCGTTCTCGACCGAGTCAGCGAGGGACATTAAAAAGGCTAGGGCATCCTCCATGGGTGCGCGGGCCAGGTTGGTAGGGCACTCGAGCTCGGGGGAGAGCACGTTAGGTGAGTCGTCCAAGAATCTCCTCCTCTTGCAGAATGAACTGCGTCTCAGTGTCAGAAAGCCGAGGGTTTACCCCCTCCGCGTACTTCCGGTAGACCACCATGTCACCGACCTGGGCCGAGCTAACCGCCGGTCCTACAGCCAGCACTCTGGCCACACACCGGGTGTTTTTCGCCTGGTAGGCCTCGGGCTTAAAAAGTTTCACCTCGCCACCCAGGTCCCACGTGTCCTCCTGAGCTTCCTCGTCATCCCGCTCAACAAATACGTTCGCTCCAAAGGGCTCAAAAGTCATCGGGTCACCTCCTCTATCTTGTACTTGTCGCGGTCCCACTCGCGGATGGCAGACTGGATGGCAGAGGGCATTTGGAATCGGGTGAGCTTACGCATGCCCCCGTCCGTTCGGGTTGGCAAAGCTCGAGAGATATACTCATCAGCCGCATGCCTAAACAGCATCGGGGCAGGCCTCCGCAGGCACTTCGCCCACTCCTGAACCTGCTCGTAGGCGTACTGGCTGACGTTGATGCCGGTGTGGACAACCGTGGCCTTGGGTGAGCGCACTCTCGGCTCGAGCCGGCCCAGGTTGAACTGCTTGCGGGGGATGATGTCTCCCAGAGAGGCAGTTATGGTATGGCAGATGATATCGTTGAGCGTGATGAGTGGTAGGCCGAGGGCATTGGCAGCCGTGCTAAGTCGGGCTGCGAGCCGGTCGGGCACCCGGATTGTGGTAGGCTTACGTGACACGGTTCCTCCTTGGGTGGTGGACTCGAAACATATACTTGAAGTAGTAGGTAGTCAACCAAGGGGTTGAAACTATATGGTTATTGGATAGGCTGGGAGTGAATGTCTGACCTGACGACAGTGGACGCACCGGGAGCTACGACTCTGACAGCCCTGGCTAAGATCGAACTGGAGTCAGGTGACATCGCGGGCATGTCGGCTCTCGGTGCGGCGTACACCCTCCTCCAGTTGGGTTGGGCCGATGGACATGCGGACCCTGACGAGCAGCTCAAGGCATTGAGGATTGCTCACGCCAAGGTGGACCTCTACGAGAAAGCCGTGAAGAGTGCAGAGCGAGCGCGCAAGACCTCCATGCGAGCCCACCGGGACGAGTCCGACCGGCGCAAGGCCCGAGAGGAGGCCATCGCTGAGTGGAAGAGCCCTCTCGATGAATGACGACGAGTACCGCAAGCGGTGTCGCGAGGACGTTGCTTTTGCGTTCCGGCACGAGTGGAACATCGAGGCATTTGACTATGCTAAAGGCCAGCGTGGGCTGATACCGCTCGATATCACGACCCGGCAAAGCCAGGTGCTACTGGCCAAGGAGAGGCAGCGGCAACTCAAGGAGAGAGGCTTCGTCCGCATCATCATACTGAAGAGCCGGAAGGAGGGCATCAGTACGGAGATTCAAGCCATCAAGCTCCACCGATGCCAGACGACCAGCCATACCCTAGCTCTCACCGTGGCCCACGAGGAGGATGCTACTCGGGAACTCTTCCACATTGGCAAGACGGTGGTAGAGCACATGACGACCCCCCACCTGTGGCCAGGCCTGAAGGGCAAGCCCAAGTCCAACCGCATCGAGTGGACAAACGGCTCGCGAGCCATCTGCGGCACCCAGGGTGGTAGTGCTGACTCCTTCCGCGGGTGGACTCCGACCTTCTTGCACATCTCGGAACTCCCCTCGTGGGAGACCCGCCGAAGCCAGACCAGTGCGGCAGACGTAGCTCAAGCGCTACTCAACTCTGTGCCTGATACAGCAGGCACTGAGATCTACATAGAGAGCACTGCAAAGGGAGCTCATGGCCTGTTTTTCCAGATGTGGAACCGAGCCATGTCGGATGTGCCTGGCAACCTGTACGTGCCCATGTTTTTTGCCTGGACGAACAACGACATCTACGACCGGCCCAGTGGGGATGCAGCCATCCGCCTGTCCGAGCGGAGGCAGCACGAGAACCTGATTGACTGCTTCAAGGCCGAGGACTGGGGTGGCTTCCACGCAGCAGCAAACGAGCTCGGGTACTCGGACATTCAACGTGAGCGTGCGGCAAAGTATGGCCTACGTCCCAGCCAGATACGGTATTGGCAGGAGACCCTGGTCAACAAGTGCAATCACGACCAAGACCGCTTCGACGAAGAGTGGCCCGTCTCCCCTGGACTAGCCTTTGTCTCCTCCGGTCGCTCAGTGTTCGCTTTATCCCTCCTAAGCAAGCTGAGTGACAAGGTGTCTGAGCCTCCTCGTCGGGGCACCCTCCATCGTGATGGGGCCAGCAAGGTCCGCATCCGAGATGACGGGGGAGGCTGGGCATTCTGGAAGTCGCCTATTCCGGGGCACCAGTACCTCGTGACAGCCGATGCAGCTGGGGGTGGGCACCGCAAGGAGGACGACTTCTCCTGCATCCAGGTGTTCGACCGGGCCGAAAGCGAACAGGTGGCTGAATTTTATGCGAAGGTCTTCCCCGACACTCTCGCCACCCAGATTGCAATGGCATGCGAACTCTACGGCTACCAGGCCTGCGTCTGCGCCCCGGAGTGCAACGGTCCAGGCATGCTCGTCATCGCCAGCCTGGCTCAGAACTATCCAGAGGTCCAGGTGTGGCGCCGGTTCAGCGAGGCCGGCAAGGTCATCACCAGCAACCAGCGCGGACCCACCCGCACACTGGGGTACTGCACCACTGAGCGCACCCGCCCCTACATGTTTGGGCTGCTCGAGTCCGCTATCCGCAACAACAAGGTCGTCATCCACAGTGCTCGCCTGGTCGGTGAACTCCGCACCCTCATAAGGGCTAAGGGGTCTGGCCGTATCGAGGCTGCTGTCGGGTGTCACGATGATGCCTCCGTGGCTCTCGCTATCGCGCTCGATGTTCATGCACAGCAGGCCGAGCAGGGCTATCAGGTACGTGAAGAGCCCAAGAAGGATGGTCGGAGCCGGCGAGTCCTAGAGGAGATGGGTATTTTCCCTTGCTTCCAGGGCAATACTGACCCAGAGCTAGAGGCCGACCATGACGAGGGGGGCGAGGAAGCGGTATGGTACTAGAGGTGTTCATTGCAAGTGTAGCCGCATCATTTATCGGACTGCTTTGGTTTATCGATTCCACGATTAAGAGGCTCGTCGTGCCCCTACTGCGCCAACCTGTCACGCCTGGATGGGTGCTACCTCGCTCTGGCGATACCGCTGAGGGGCCCCTCGGAGAGCAACATCGTGTTGACATTCCCGTGGATGTCACTCAAATGTTACAGTCAGTTCCTGTGCCTGCGGGCGAGCGCGAAGAGGACTATCGGGAGTGGCTATGGGAGCAGGCTGCCCTCCGGGTGCAGTACCCAGACGGTCACCCCCGGCAGGACTCGGACTATGAAGCAATCGAGCAGCGGGTGCTGGAGATGGAGCTCTAATGCAGGTAGGCCAGCCGATGAAGCGGGACAAGAAGATGACCAAGGTCGTCTATGACCGCTACCAGTCCGCACGTAACCGCAAGAGCGAGCTCCACGACGACTGGTACACCCAGCATGCCTTCTATGACGGGCGGCAGTACGTGCGCTACAGGGGTGGCAAGCCCAGCAAGCGCAAGGCACCCACCTACAGGGTCAGGCTGACGAAGAACCTCATCCGTCCCATCGTGGACACGGCGGTGGCCAAGCTGAACCAACAGAAACCCGGCTGGATGGTGCGCCCAACAGGCCCCGAAGAGGACCGCATCCACAAGGCGCGAGCAGCGGAGAGGCTCCTCGAGTTCCTCTACCGCAAGCTGCGCCTTCGTAACATCACGCAGGGCACCCTCTTCTGGGCCGCCGTCACAGGCACCGGCTTCGCCCATGTGAATTGGGACAAGAGCAAGACTTTGACCAAGGGTAAGGTGACCGGGGCCCCCCTCGTGAAGGTGGTAACCCCATTCGATGTCTACCCCGACCCGGCTGCCACGAGTATGGATGACGCCCGGTGGTGCATCGTAAAGCACTCGCTGTCTGCGGCAGACATGGAAGCAAACTGGAAGGGCAGCATCACGCGCATCCAGGCAGCTGCTGAGTCTGCCAATGAGGACGCATGGTTCGATGCCGACATCAAGGGCTACATCTCTGGCGGGACAGTCAGCGAGGGAGAGGAGACCTACGAGGTCCTCGAGTATGAGGAGGCCCCCTGCGCCGAGTACCCCAAGGGCAGGAAAATCTACCAATGCGGGCTCATCACCCTGGCCAGCGGCGAGCTGCCCAACGGGCGCTACAGTCTGCATATGGTGCGGGTCGGCGTGGCGGGAGGTCGGTTCTGGGGCTTGGGTATCGTGCGGGATGTCATGGATGCCCAGCGCGAGTACAATCGGACGTTCTCTCACATCATTGAGCTGAGGAACCTCGCGGTCAACCCTCCTTGGATAGCCCCAAACGGCTCACTGAAGACAGGCCGGGTGAGTAACCGCCCCGACAGCATCAACTTCTACAACCAGAACTACAACAAGCCCGAGAGGCTCCCACCCGTCCCCATTCCATCGGGCCTGTATGAGCTGGCACAATCCCTTCGCCAGTCCATCGCGGACATCTCCGGGGTGCATGACGTGTCGCAGGGGAGGCAGC